TGCGAACGTTTGGTGCGCTGCGCTTTTGCAGCCCATACGTCGGTGTAATTGAAGGAAAAGTAGCCATCAGCTTGCAAGGAGACCGCCGGGACGTTTCTGCTTCACCAGTTCTTGCTGCACAGCAATGCCAATTACCTTGCCAAGTTGCGAAGCCTGATCAGCATCACCTTCGACAGACGAACCAGAGGCATCCACGTTTACAACTACGTTAGCGCTGCCCATTGCGTTGTTTGGAACGATATTGCCCTGCGCTCCTGGAATAAACATTTCAGGACCACGTTCGCCAACAAGATAAGCTTTGCCAGCTCCAACTTGTCCTCCAAGTGCCATTGGAGGAAGCGGAGGAAGTGCTTTTGCCGCATTTGCAGCGCCCTCCGCGCCAAATGCACCATATTTTTCTGTAATTGTCTTCAGGCTACTGCCTGCGTTATCAGTAACGCCTGGCATACCCGCAAACAGGCGAGCAACGCCGATCGCGATATATTGCGCGATCATCTTCTTGGCTGTGTCAGCCAGCATATTGGCCACGCTTCGCAAAAAGTTTGCAAAGGCTTCTTGGGCTGTTTGAGCGCCCGTAACTGTGTCGATCAACGCACCAGCAAAGGCCTCTGTTGCTGGAGTCAGCTGATCAATAATCTGCTGCTGGCGCAGCTGTGCTTGTTCAACAGCGTCTAGCTCAGGCAGAAGTTGCCGATACAGATCAATGCGGTCTCGCAAGATCTTGTTTTCTCTTTCAGCTTGGCCCTTCTGGTCTTCTGTTGAACGGTTATCGTCAATGATTGCAGTATTTTCTAAAATCTTGTCGTTTAATCCCTGATAAGCGTCTTCTGCCCGACGTACCTGATCAACGCGAAGTTGCAGCATTTGCAACTCGTTAGAATCAAAAGGATTAGCCAAGCCACGTTGAGCATCTGCAATATCTCGACGAAGCCCACGCCCAATGCCTGCAGTCTGCTGATTCGCTCGCATACGAGTTAGTTTTTGCTGCAACTCAATCGCGTCAATACGTGCCCTGTTTTGAGCCAGTTCAAGGCCAAGAGTGTCGCGAATCGTCTGCTCACGCTCGTCATACAACTCGTTAATGAATCTTGCGTCTCCCGCGACTTTATTATTCGCTAGCTCTTGCTGCCTCTGGAAACCAAGAATTTTCAACTCTTTGGCTTGCCGCTCCTCAATGTTTTGATTCTGACGACGCAAATTTTGAACGGTTGTTTCAGACAAAGACTGGGACTGCGTTTCTATATTCAGCTGCTTTAACTGTTCTTGCAAGATTGCAGCTTGCAACTGCAAAGCTCTGGATTTCGGACCAGTCTCTTTGGTGTCGTTGTCTTCTAGATTTTTTAAATCTTCGGCCAAGTCAAGTTCAAGTCCGGCGATTTTTAATGCAGCTTTGCGGAAGCTAATTTCTTCTAGCTTGGCCTGATTTATTAAACGCTGTTTTTCTTCCAAAAACTTAGCTTTAAGGATTTGCTTTTCAAGCTCTACAACCTGCTCCTCCGTGAGTTCTTTTCCACTCATAAGCAAACCTCTACGGAGTGCCAATACTCGCAAGCTATCCGTTTGAACGCTTTTCTCGTTTTCCAGCAGCTGTAAATCCTCTGCTCGAATTTTTGCTGTTTGTTCTGTAATAAACAGAATTTCTCTTTGACGATCTCTGATCTGCTCTTGAACTCTACTAAGCTCTTTTAAGTCTTCTGCTGAACGCCCGCCTAATCGTGAAGCGGTTATGTTGGCCGTTAACTCAGCCTCACGCGCAACAAGACGACTAAGCTCAGGGTCATCTGTCGCATTGGCACGTCCAGCCACTAAAGCATTATTTGCCTCTAAAACTTTTGCGGTAAATTCGGTGAGCGGAGAGACAAGACTGGCCAAAGCTGCTCCAAAAATTGTTGTAGCTGTACTAAATTCTCTTCCAAGATCAGCACTTGCCTCACCAAAAGCTTTTATAGACTCAACCCCTTCATTTCCAACGCGAACAGCTAATGCTTTCGTGGCAAACTCTTGTGCTTCTGTAGCATCAGCAAGACTTTCTATCTTTTCGATATAACTAGCTGTCGCGGTTCCGGCAAGTCCTGCAGCCCTAACTACCTCTGTAAAATCAAAAGTAAATTCGTTGAGAGCTTGCCCTGTCAAGGAAAGCTGCCCTACAAATTTATCAATCGCTCCACCGAGAACTTGGCCGACAACAGTTAGGCCGCCAAATAGCTGCCCTGAAGCTAGGCCGCCAAGCGCACCACCGATTGCAGTGCCTGGGCCGCCGCCAAACAGCAGTGGAAACGCACCAGCGGTGACAGCAGCGTTAATTCTGCCCTTTCCTCTACGTGCAGTCCCACCTCCAGATGCTTCACGCTCGGCTTTTCTTTCAGCAGCTCTTCTTGCCCTAACTTGTTCTCTTAGTTTTTCATCGTGCATTTGCAACTCAAATCTGTTGCGACGCCTAATATCTTGCATTATTACCTTGGTCTCTTGCTCATACTTTGCTAGCTTTGCCTTAAAGACAATATCATCGTTTTTCATTTCCATTTTTGTTGTAATATCATCTAATTTTTGAGCGCCCTTGCTAACTTTTTCAACGCCTTTAAACGCCATTTTAAGGTTAGCTTCAACCTTTCTGTCGAACCTTTTTCGAGCGTCTAACTTGTTTTTAAATTCTCTGTCATCATTTTTTATCTGCTCTTTGGTGGCTTTTTCTTCCGCTTTTTGTAAATCTTTGATCGACTGCAGTTTATCTTTAAATACTCTTTCCTCAAGGTCCAGCTCTTTCTTTGCAAGACCTTCAAGCGCTTTAAGGTCAGCAGCAGCAACTCGCTGTAGAGCTTTTAACGAAGCGTCTTCTCTTTTTCTCGCAATAGCCTTAAGTTTTCTTTCTTCTACTGAAAGCCCTTTGTTATTAAAATCATCTACCGCACGCTGAACAGAAGTTAGTTCACGCTTGAACCCCTTCAACGCATCCAGATTGCGTACCGCAACCGCAATGTCTACGTTGTAATTGGCCACAAGCTGGAACGTAGAGGCTTACGCTCCAGTCTATCGCGATGACATTGTTCGCGCCCCTCTGCCTGTTCTGGCGCGATCCATAACCTTCTCCTCTTCTTCTGCCTTCAACTCATAAAACGCTGCCCAACCGGTCAGCTCCTCTTGCGTCAGCTGAGATGCCAGTTGGCGCACGGTCATTCCCAGCTCCTTGGCTAGGAAAAACATAAAAAGCCAGTCGTTATTAGCTTTTTAGATCTGCCTTCGCTGCCTCCACCTTGTTCTCTGAACCAGAACTCAGCATTGCCAGCTGGATGTCCTGCAGCACTGAAGCTTCAACAGCGTTCTTCAACACTGCCTTTTCACCGTCTTGAAACAGGCGCTTGCCGTCAGCATCCAGCGCTTTCTGAATCATCATGTTCAGCGCAAAGTCGTTGGCATCCTCAGAATCGGTCTTTTTTTGGATCGACTCACGCTCAGCAATGGTCAATGGATGCCAATAGACCTCTAGCGCAACCTCGCCATCAATCTCCAAGGCGTGGCGATACAGCTGGCTAACGCCAAACTTGTTACGAAGAAGTTCTGACGCCCGCATACAAAAGAGTTATTTGATTTAACTATACTACGCCACAGCAGTAAATTGACAAGAAATGATCGCCAAATAATGTGGTCGATCATCTCGTTCCAACGGTGTAGGGCCATTGATGTCTGTCACCCTCGGAACTGTTGAAAACGTATCAACGTAACTAGGAGCATTTACAGAAGTCAGCCCATCAATGACCGCCTCACTCAGGCTTGACAAGACAGCCGTACCAGCATTTTTTGGCACGTACACGTTGCACTGGATAACGCCGCTGTAGTAATCCGAGGCTGAGCCTTGGTTTTGCAGCGTTGACTGACCAAAGTCAATGCGAATCACAACGTATTTTTTTGTTTTGCCTGGAGTCACGTATGGAACGTTGTCGTACACCATCAAGACGGTGTTATCCGCAGCTGCAACCGCATCGGTCACGGCTTTTTCAAAAGCAGCACGAGCGTTGACGAGTGTCATTACAGAAGAGGATTGTCCTTATAGCTGACCTTATCAGTTCTCTTCTGCGGCTCAAGCATTGTTGCGCCAACAAAGACCCTGCCAAGAGGCCGCTTTTCTTGAAAAAGACTATCGACAATGCCCTTCAACTCATTGCCTAAAAAGCTTTGAACCTTGCCGCCTTCCAAGGCATACGCTGCATAATTTGCCTTGTTTCCGATGTAGACAGTTCTTCTAAAGTCAAACTCTCTGCGAAGAACTGTTTTGTAGTAAAAACGTGGACTAATCACGCCTTGAACGTAAGAAGGCGCACCACCACCGCTTCGGGCTTGGTTTTTTGCATACAGGTTGTCCCAATACGGACCTCTTCCGTAGTATTCCTCTCTCATTCCCCAAGGCTCTGTCCTCGTCCTGTTGTACTGACTTTCGTCTGGTGACTCTCTACGAGGCTGAGTGTAACCAGCTGTCCAGCTAGACGCAAAATAACCGGTATGAACAGGGCTTGCCTCTTCAGTCCCAAGCCTTTTGACCGAAACTTTGATCAGCGCATCAAACGCTGAAAACATAAAGTTGTCTATGTCATTTAAGATGCCATCTGCATCAAAGTCTTTATTTTTAGCCATTAGAATCGAACCAATAGAATATACATATATTCTTGACTTCCCCTATATGTTCGAATATCAGATATTTGAGCAACACGGCTAGCGCCTGCATAGGTAAACGAAACTATATCTTGAAGCGTGGGCTGGTTTCCTCCAATCAAATCAGGAGTAATGTAAATTTTGGCACGACGCTCTTCTCGGCCCTCAGTGCCCTCAGAGTCAATAAACTCAATCGGGCACTTCAGATTGAAGTACGGACGGTCGAATGTTGTGAACGTGCCCTTGGCCGTGTCATACGTCCCATCAAACTTGCGGGTGTAGTCAATCTTGGTGTCTAGGCCGTCGCCAAGGTCCGCAACGATTGCCTTAGCTGCTTCTTTGAAAACCTTGTCGAGTGCTCCAGCCATATCAACCTCTCACAACGCGGACAGAATACGAGCCACTGCCGCCCAGACAATAAGCGCCGAGATAAGACTGAAGCCAAGGATAAACGTCGAATACGTTGTTAACAGTTCCAGTAGCCTGACTAGAAGTGTTGTACTTGACTTCCATTTCCCCGAGCTTGACGGATTCGTATAGCCCCGTATCGCCGGTAGTCCCTGTAATCGAGTCCGTGTCATTAGCCAGTGCGTTGGCTAACTCATAGGTAGCGTATTTAATGTCGTTGGGAATCGCAGAGCAAGCAAGCTCAACACGATCCACGTGATAGTTGTTGCGAGGCCAGCTCAATGCTTGGTCTGCATCGCAACGATCACCGTAAAAATTCAACGTGTCGATCCAGCGCGTAGCTGAGATCAATGCACGGTTTTTGTTGTCGTCAGACTTGTTGTCCCACTGCGT